CGTTACGATTCGTTTACGTTTTGGTAACCGTGGTCTCGTGATTATTCTCACACGAAGGGGTGTTATCACCATTTTTTATCATTACGATGAATTCTCTAAGTGATGTCTAATCCGAATCTCATTTTCATGTGTTTCATCGCCTTCCGTAGACTTGGTTCACTCCACAGAAGCCATCTCGACCAAAAACCCGCCGTCTTCAAACCCGAGATTTCCCAATCCTCGAGTTTGCTCTTAGTCACTTTAGACATTCTTTCGTGTACCCTTTGTGGATCACTGAATTTACGAGTGTCTCCACCACCGTGTCGTAACACATAGAGACGCATGCGCATTGGGTTCTTGTGTATGGTATAGTCCGTGTATCCTTTGCCCCCAAAGTCTACATGGTCGCCATCTGGAAATGTCACTCTGTACTTCTTGTCCCGGATCGGACTTTTCTTGAGAGTAACTTTCATTATTATTAACATTTGAAAATTTTTAAAAAAATATTTTTTTTATTTTTGAAACTTTTTTCTTTTAAAAGAAAGTGAAAAAAAAATTATTTTTTTTTCGATTTTCATTTTCAAAAAAGTATGGTGTTCATTCATTTTCGAGGAGACCACTGAACAAATTAAGAATATCGGCGAAGTAGTCGAACGACGCACCCACAAAATTACCTTCGTAGTTTCGTCTCAGTATGTTGTTGGTATCGTATATGACGAAGAGAGCAAACAGTGGTACGATGATCTGAGAATACCTCTTACCCGTGAATAGCCTTACCAAAATCAAACCTATGAGACATACGAACAAAATAGAACCGAGCATCCTGAGATCATACCCGAGCATGCGCGTGACGGCACCCAATACAAACATGGTGATGAAAATGGTGACCGCATCGAGCAAAGCCTCCTTTACGTCTCTCTCACCTCGCGTACCCAATAACATACCCGCGACGGCGGACAAAGCTGTGAAAAGCATGAATCGCGTGATGATGTTCTTCGTAAACGCAAACATGAGAAGCGCGACGAACCACGCGACCATGTACGTGAGCGCATTTTCGGCGACAGCCTTACTCATTTTTGGATCTTCTATGGTAGCCTTCGCAAAGCCGTATGTCACGAGTGACTGAAATATCAAGTTTGCGAACACCTTTGATAGGAACATTCTATTAATATACACGTCTAAAATAATTTACTTTTTCAAGAGGATGTAGTGGTGGTACAAGTGAATACCATTGATGTACAAACCAATGGCGAGTGGTATCAACAAGGCTGGGCGCTTTTTGTACACGGCTGGAAGCGCCATGGCGAGGGCGAAGAGAACCATGGTGAAGTAAAGCACTGGTGGTGCGATCAAACCGGTCTGCGTTCTAGTGAGACCCATGAAGAAACGCTTATCGAGAGTGTCGACTTCATCGGTTGGTTCTGGTGCGTAGTATTCCTTTCCTTTATAACCTGGCATTTATTATATATGGAGAAAATAATGAAATATCTCTTAGGCTCGGTTGTCTTGGTGGCGTTCGATTATTTTAAAAATCCAATAGACCGCCTGTATTTCAGTAGACCTCTCAGACCACTCGTGGGCATGAGAAATACACTCATAGACATGTTGTGTCATAAACCATTTTATTACCCAAAAGATTACAATGACTTGTGGATCATTCGATTGTACTACAGAGAACTAAGAGACGCTTTATTGTCGGGCATGAAGGACGCTAAAAAGTACTACTTTCATGACGACGATTCATGGTTTGAAAAGAATGAGAACTATTACTATTACAAAATCGAGGATTTCCCACTCATAAAGAGGTGCATAGACAAGATACCGCGCGTCGTTGGTGGAGTGATATCCGTGATGGAAGGACCCATGACCATACCACCTCACCGAGCGGAACACAACTTATATCTCAGATACCACCTCACACTCGAGGGTACGAGTACTCTAGACACGGAATACGAGACGCATGAACACAAACCGGGCGAAGATTTGTTATTCGATCATTCGAGATATCACATGGTTAAGAAGACCACGGATGATAGAAGAATTGTACTGATACTTGATGTTAAAAGATTCTAAAATATGAGATGTTGTCTACATACGGCTTTATATGATTCACTCCCACCCACGAGCTCTAATTCCTTGGTGTTTACGATACGTTTCGTAAACGGCCCGGGTGTTCCATCATTACACCTCATACACAACGCTGATAACTTGGTCACACTATCCGCGACGGGTATACAGTCTAAAATTTCACCGAATTTTTCCTGTTTGAAATCGGCATCGAGACCTGCGAGTATGACTGTCTTTTTTAGAAACAAACACATTTGTACGAAACCTTTCAGGTTATCAAAAAACTGCGCTTCATCCACGGCGACGACATCCGACTCACAGAAATTCTCATCCAGTAACGTATCCGCGATTTCGCTCACTTTCAGGCATTCGAAATCGACACCATCATGGCTGTGTATGACTTCCTTTTCCGAACGCGTGTCTTTCGATGAGGTTATCACGGATATGCGTTTACCAAGGACTTTGTATCTCTTCAGACGTCGTATGAGTTCCGACGTCTTACCCGAGAACATGTTACCTATGATTATTTCGAGACTCATCTTATACGATTTTAGCCTCTTTTGTTTAACTAAGTCAAAATGTAGAGCATCGTAAATCAGACATGATTCACAAGGCTTCTTACAAGGGGAGGGAAGGTGTCTATTTTCAAAAGTCAGGAAAGGTGTGTTTTGAAAATAGAATTTTTGATAGCATCGAAGACGTCATTAAATTTTTCGGAAGATAAAGTATGACGAAAATCATCACCGGGAATTTCCTTATTTGGAAAGGTTTGGACTTGCATACAGATTCTAGGACGAAACATCCACGAAAGTTTAAAAGCAAACAAGTCGCTAAAGTTAGATACAACTGCTATGTGTGCAGGGATAAATGTGAAATATATTCACCAGTGGAAGATACATATGTGAAATGTCGGAGATGTGACGGTTGTCGTATTAAGATGGATAGTATCGATGATTATGATTGGTTAGATTAAAATTATATGTAATAATTAAGATGGCCCTCACTGATCAGGAAATATCTAAGAAGATTCGCGAGTTGCGAAAAACAAAGGGTCCAGTATACGCACCCCTTAAATATTTCAGAGGGTTGAAGACGCTCGGAGACGTAGAAAAGAGATATGTAAAAATGAAAACGAAAACATACACGAAATTTTCAACTGATAAAGGTGTGAAAACCCGCACCTCTTCGTACACGAAACGATTCCGCGAAAAGTACCCGAACGCGAAATCCCTCCCCGAAATTGCGAAAGCGACGAAGATACCATTGAAGACATTGAGAACCGTGTACGATCGAGGACTCGCCGCGTGGAGAACCGGGCACCGACCGGGCGCTTCTCCACAGGCGTGGGCGTATGCGAGAGTGCATAGTTTTGTGATGAAAGGAAAGACGTATTACACGGCGGATAAGGATTTAGTCTCTCGTTTGGTTAGACCTGGCGCTATTTGATGTGGCTGGCCTCGCACTCGTAGTTCGAGTAACACTTTCAAATTTAGCACTCTTGGTTCGCGTGACACTTTCGGGACTCTTGGTCCGAATGATACTTTCCACTTTTCCAGTACCTGAACGACTCTGGGTAACGGAATTGGGGCTTCTATTCGTTTTAGCTGCGGACGACCGATTACCCGGGGATACTCTTTGTCTGACTCGTCTTTCGGAAGAAGACCCGGCACTACCTGTAGTAGGTCTCAGTCTCTTACGCTGAGATACATTCGAATTGGGGCGCTTCATTTCAGCTGTATTGTTTCGAGATGGCGCAGCCCTAAGGGCGGGGGTGGTTTTTTTCATTTTCTTGGCCACTGGTACATTTACATTTACATTTGGCGTCCTCTGTCTTTTGGCTCCCTGTGGCTTATTTTGAGGTGTGCGTTGTTTAACGGAGCCAGTCGGCTTCTGGTTTTGGGCATTCAATGGTTTTGGTACTGACTTATTAGCGTTTTTATTATAGTTGGTTTCGCGCATCGGTCTAGTAACACCCGTCTTGTTAGATGGAGATATAGCTTTATTTTTAACGTAATTTGGTATAAACTGTTTAGAAAATCCACATATTATAATATTAGATCTACCCGAGTGGTAAGACGTATCAAATACTATTCGTGGGTTTGGTTCCTCCAATACATGTTTTTGTATAAACAGATACATAGTCGCCATCATAGCATCACCTGTTCCCACGGTGCAATTTATAGTTTTTTGTGCCGCCGCTACACTTAATATTTGTAGGAAATCACCACAGAATTTAGATATTTTAAGAAGCTTATCGTTTTTTTCTTGAGCCTTTGCTTTAGTTTTCCCCCCTTCTACAATTTTAGTACCTATTTTTAGGTCATACTTGCCATAGGTAGCTGAACTTGGTATTATTTCTATTATTTTTCCATCTAAATCAAATTTTGTTATATCTACAAAGGTACTAAATACTCTAGGAGGTCTTTCAAAAAGCTGACTCACGTCTTTTAACAAGCTTCCCTTTTTACCCTTTATTGCACCCGGGTCTATTATATTTGCTAAAGTTACGAGAGACTTAATTCCATACAAACTCTTTTTAGTACCATTACTTCTTTTAATATCATATTTACTTTTTATTATTAAAGTTGATATGGGTGATTGTTTATCCGATTCTTGGTCTACGGATATATAAATTGGATTATTTTTGTTTTTTAAGTATTTTCCTATAGATTCACTAGAAGTTGCTTTCAATATATCATTTAAGTCGAATAAATTTTCAAAATTCGTTTTTAGTTTAACTTCGAATCCTGGTTTAGCAGTAATATCTACTATATTAGAATTATTAGTATTATAATCGATTGCACCCGTCTCGTTTAGTTTAGAAATAAATTCTGTAATTTTAATTTTAGGTGTATTTGGTACCAATATATTTGATATTTTTAAGTCTAAAAACTCTCTAAATGTATAATATATTGGTTTTGGTGGTTTATGTTCCGTGAGTCCCTTTACCACGGTTGCATCATGAGACATATCCAACCACAATAATACTAAAAAATCTAATTTAATATCATCATTTTTAAAAGTAAATTTTTTTTGTTCTATTTTTATTGTACGTTTTTCTATGGCTTCCTGTTGTTGATTTATAAGAGATAATAGTTCACCCCCGTAACGACCACCTTTAATATTTCTTTGAATTTGTGTGTCTTCCATTATTTGATATAAAGAAGCCAATTTCATAAATTTTTTATTTTCAATATTT